GTAGTGGTGGCACGAATGTAAAGATAGCAAATACGTCTGTTACTGTGGCTGAAGGTGGTAGTGCTACAACGACTACTGTGCAAGGTTTGTGTAAGGCTTGGGTTAATCTAAATGGCACAGGTACTATTGCGACTAGAGATAGTTTTAACGTATCATCAATAGCAGACCAAGCAACAGGAGATACAAGGGTAACTGTTTCTTCTGCATTTTCTACAACAAACTATTGTACAACTGCATCAGGTGGTGAAAATGCTGATTCATATAGTGGTGGTATGAGAGCAGGGTCTTGTTATATGGTTTCAACTACAGTAGCAGGTGTCGCAATATCGTATCAAAATGGTGGTGCCTCGGATTGTGTTATTAACTGTTCACACATAACAGGAGATCTCGCATAATGGCTAGTGAACTTAAAGTAGATAAATTTACAGGTGTAACCACAGCAGGTTCTATTGATGTGCAAGGCGAAGGCACTGCAACAACTAATCTGCAACAAGGGTTGGCAAAGTGTTGGATTAACTACGATGCTACTGCATCATCAGATTATACAAGAGATAGTTTTAATGTTTCATCTACATCAGATAATGGCACTGGAGAACACGATGTTAGTTTTTCTAATGTTATGGGAAATGTTAATTTTACCAGTGTAACAAACGGACATAGAGATGATAATCAATCAATAAGTACGTTTCAATATGGAGATGCAACTAAATTTAGATTTAAATTAAATGCTTTTAGTAGTAGCACAAACACTGATTCAGACTCTGCTTTTGGAGCAGTATTGGGAGACCTCGCATAATGGCTAGTATATTAAGAGTAAACACATTAACAGATGCAAGTAGTAATAATTCAGTTGCGTTAGAGACTGTATCACAAGGTAGTACAAAGGCTTGGATTAATTTAAATGGCACAGGCACTATAGCTGCTAGAGATAGTTTTAACGTATCATCAATAGCAGATCAAGCAACAGGAGATACAAGGGTGACTGTTTCTTCTGCATTTTCCACAACAAACTATTGCACAACTGCTTCAGGTGGTGAAAACGCTGATTCATATAGTGGTGGTATGAGAGCAGGCTCTTGTTATATGGTTTCAACTACAGTAGCAGGTGTTGCAATGTCATTTCAAAATGGTGGTGCATCGGATTGTGTTATTAACTGTTCGCACATATTAGGAGACCTAGCATGACCAAAGCAGCAGAATTAGCAAAGATGGGTGAAGTCCTCACCAATAGTCAGATTGGGGGCAGACGTAACATTATTCATAATGGAAAACATAATATATCTCAAAGAGGAACAAGTGCTGTTACTGGTTTAGGAGATGGAGATGAGGGTTATCCTTTAACAGATAGGTGGAGACATACTATAAATGCAGGAGCAGGCAGATACACAGCCTCACAAGAAGCCATTACAGATTTGCCTGGATTTACAACTTGTTTAAAGATAGCTTGTACTACACCAGACACTATTATAGCGTCATCAGAAAGATTTATTTTAGAGCAAAGATTAGAAGGGCAAGATTTACAACAATTAAAAAAGGGCACAAGTGAAGCAGAAAAAGTAACTGTATCTTTTTATGTAAAAGGGCATGACTCTGCAACATATACTGTTGGCTTATATGATACAGATGGCAGACAAGTAGGTGCAACATTTTCAGTTACAACATCTTGGGCAAGGCAAACTGTTACTTTTCCAGGCGATACTTCTGGTGTTTTAGCAAATGATAATACTGCACAATTACATTTAAGATTTTTTCTACATGGTGGTAGCAACTATACAAGTGGTACATTAGCTACTGCTTGGGAAAGTGCGACAAATGCAAATCAAATAAGTAGTAGTGCAAATTCTATATTTGAAAGTGATTCTGCAACATTCTTTATAACTGGAGTCCAAATGGAAGTAGGCGAACAAGCCACACCATTTGAGCATAGGTCATTTGGGGAAGAACTAGCTTTGTGTCAGAGGTACTTCTATGCTTTTGCTGATGGTAGAATACAAATGGGTCAACATATAGGCACTGGTGCTTATTATAACGCTAGTTCGATATATTTTAATACAAAATTTCCAGTATCTATGAGAGCTATACCAACCTTAGAATCAACAACTGGTACTAATTATTATATAGCTTTTGCTAATAGTAATAGTGACTACTTTGATGAAATCGTAACAGGCACTAGTCACACAACTACTGAAGTTGCAGAACTAGTAGGTCAAACAAATGTTTCTGCAACAGCAGGTCATGCAACATTTATAAGATTAGGTGGTACAAGTAATACAGCAAGATTATTTTTTGATTCAGAGTTATAGGAGTTACTTATGAATATAAATACAGTACAAAAGATGATAGATGAAACAATAGATGAATTTTGTGGGTATAAAGTTACTTTAGTTGGTGATGATGAAACAGTTTTATGTGTGCCAAATGAACCTAACAACAGACACTACCAAGCAATCCAAGAATGGGTAGCTGAAGGCAACACAATACAGGAAGCTGATTGATGTTGGGTCACGCTGCCATAGCAGAAACTGCTCTCGCTGATGTAGGTGGCGTATTACAAGTAGCCGTAGCAGAGATGAGTGGTATCTCATCTGCAAGTTCTGTAGGTGTAGGAACGCTTGTTGGTGTTGCAACATTAGATGCTAACTTTACAAAAACTACCGCTGGTATATTAATAACTGGTGGTGCTAATGCAGATTTAAGTTTTGATTTTGCACAGACTACAGAAGATGTAAAAATTGTAAATTTTACAGATGCAACTTTAAGTACGGAGTTTACACAAACTAGCAATGGTATTATTATAGCATCAGGTGTTGTAACAAAAGATTTAAATTTTTCTCAAGACTCACTTGGAGAATTGTTGTTTGAAGAAATAAATGCAGGTGCAACGCCAGAAACATATACCACTATTACACCAAGTGGTGCAGAAACATATACAGAAATTACGCCTAGTGGCACAGAAACATATACAGAAATAGTGAGGTAAACATGGCAAGTACATACACATCAAATCTAGGGGTTGAAAAGATAGGTGCTGGTGAACAAGCTGGTACATGGGGTACAACTACCAACAACAACCTAGATATACTAGATAGAGCCATTAATGGTGTAGGAGCTATAACCTTATCTGGCACAACACATACTTTAACAACTAGCGATGGTACATTATCAGAAGGTGGTAATAAGGTTTTAGTATTAGGTGGGTCTCCATCTGGTACAAATACAATCACTATATCGCCAAATGATCAAGACAAGATGTTTTTTGTTCATAATAGTACAAGTCAAACCGCTACTTTTACACAAGGATCTGGTGCAAATGTAAATGTACCTGCTGGTGCAAAAGCCTTAATATATGCAGATGGTGCAGGATCTGGTGCAGCCGTTGTAGATTTGTTAGACAGTCTAGCCTTTGGCGGAACCAAACTTACATCTACGGCATCAGAACTGAACATTGTTGATGGTGATACAAGTGCTGGAACAACTGCCGTAGCTGATGGTGATGGTATTGTTACTAATGATAGTGGCACAATGAGACAAACTACTGCTGCTACCTTTTCTACATACTTTAATGCTAATCTTGTAACAGTACCAAGTGCCATAACATCATCTTCTGCTACACTTACACCATCGTCAGCACAATCGATATATCAAAAAGTTGATACATCAAGTAACAACGTAGCTTTAACTTTAGCGATAGGTAGTTTGGCAATAGGGCAATATATAATTGTGGATAAAACAAGTTCATCTAATACATTAACTTTAAGTTATCCATCTAACTCACAAGGTGTAAGTCTTGGTAGTTCAGCTTCTTTTGCAATAGCGATAAATCAAAATGGAAGTATATTTACTTTTGTAGAGACAATTAAATATTAGGTGATGTATGGCAATACCTTTAATATCAAACGTAGGTTTCACTGAAGTAAATTCAGCAGGCACTTTAAATGATAAGGCTGGAACGGCTAAAAGCAAACTGCCTATACAATTTTTTAGATTGACAGACAACATAAGTGGCAACTTAACTTTAAACAATGACTCTGCACATAAAAAAATAATATTAGATACAAATGGTAACACCATAACTAATTCATCAGGATCACCCTTAACAACTAATTCTAATACAACCTTGGAATTAATAGGTAGTGGTAATATACAATCTACTTTAAAAACGTCTACTGCAACCCAGTCCTCAACTGGCAATCTTGGAACAACAACTTTTTCTACATCAGATAGTTCAACTGTAGTTGTTGCTAATGTAGATACAGACACGACTGTAGAAAAATATGTAGACACTTCAAATTTTACTTACAACGGATCAACAATAGACTCTCAAGGCACAACTACAGTTGGAGGAAGCACACCAAACGCATCTACTATTTTTGGAAGTGGGTCTAGTACTCAATATGGAATAAATATTACTGATGGAACACAAGCAGCTCAATTTGTTGGAGACACTAGTACAAGTAGCACTACATCTCCTGCTAGTGCAGGTTATAAATTATACATAGCTACAATAGGGCCTAATACAGTAAGTATATTACGCATGGATGAATATTCTAACTATAGTGGAAGTATTGGAATATACTCTAGTCTTGTTGGTGGAACAGTCGATGGTCATAACAGATACTCAGGTACAACTAATCATTTTATAAGAACGAATGGCACGAGAAGATTATGGTTTAGATATGTAAGATCTGGCAATGACAGAACTTTTACTTTTACAAATAACTTAGATATTAGTTGTGTATTAAGTGGATCGGATCCTTTTAATGGCGTTACTGTTAATGCTGGAGCAACAGCAGTTTCTACAGCAACAAACTCGACAGATGGCTCTTTTGATATTACTATGACAATATCTGGCACTAATGGAAGTAGTCAACCTTTTGCTTTAGCAAATGTAAATAGTGGCACTGGTAGTATTGATACTAGTGCTTATACTGGAACTTTATCAGCGAGGGCGTTCTAATGCCTATGACAGCTTTAAAATTTAGGCCCGGAATAATATCTGACATTACGTCTTACAGTAACGAAGGGGGCTTTGTTGATGGAGACAAAGTAAGATTTAGGTTTGGTTTTCCTGAAAAATTTGGCGGTTGGGAAAAATATAGTCCGAATCAATATCTAGGCAGTGCCAGAAGATTACATAACTGGGTAGCTCTTGATGGCTCTGACTTTATGGGTATTGGCACACATTTAAAATACTATATAGAAGAAGGTCAAACTTTCAACGATATCACACCTATAAGACAGACGACTGGTGCGGGTGATGTAACTTTTGCAGCGACTAATGGCTCTACAACAATAACTGTTACAGATCCAGCACATGGTGCAAACGAAAAAGACTTTGTAACATTTTCTGGTGCATCAAGTTTAGGTGGTACAATAACTGCTACAATACTTAATGCAGAGTTTCAGATAACATCCTTGATAAGTTCTAATGCTTATGAGATTACGTCAAGTGTGGCTGCTAATTCATCTGATACTGGTAATGGTGGCAGTAGTGTTGTAGGTGCGTATCAAATAAATGTTGGATTAGATGTAACAGTCGGTGGAACTGGTTGGGGTGCTGGTCAGTGGAGTGGCACAACATCTGGTGCTTTGGCAACACAACTAGCAGAAGCATTGGACGCAAGTGAAACTGCAATAGATGTGGACAGTGCAACAGGGATTACGGCTGGTGATTTGATATTGATAGAAGAAGAACTAATTACAGTAGGCACGATAAGTTCTAACACATTAGGAACTGGTGGAGGTCCATCAACCAGAGGTGCAAGTGGCACAGATGCAGCAACACATGCAGACAATACTCTTGTAAGATTAGCAACTGGTAATGCAGACTCTGCTAATGACTTTGTTGGTTGGGGTAATGCAGCGAGCGTTACGGTTCCCGGAGCACAGATTAGATTGTGGTCACATGACAATTTTGGTGAAGATATTATTATAAATCCAAGAGATGGTGGTTTGTTTTACTGGGATAAAACAAATGGATTAGGTAACAGAGCCATAGAACTTAGTGCGACAAGCACATATTCTGGAGAGACAAGTGTGCCTACTGTTGCTAAACAAGTTCTTGTATCAGATCAAGACAGACATGTTATTGTGTTTGGTTGTGATGGATTAGGTGCAAATTCCTCTGCTCCACAGGGCAATGGTGTACAGGATCCATTGTTGATACGTTTTTCTTCACAAGAAAATCCAGTAGACTTTTTTCCAACTGCTACAAATACGGCAGGTGATTTAAGGTTAGGTGGTGGATCTACCTTCGTACAAGCTGTTGAAACCAAACAACAGATATTAGTCTTCACTAATAAAACACTACACGCCATGAAGTTTATAGGTCCACCATTTACGTTTGGTCTGCAAGAACTATCAAAAAATATAACCATTATGAGTCCGTTCTCAGCTATAGCTGTTGAAGATGCAGTGTATTGGATGGGCGTGGATACTTTCTACGTTTATTCTGGTGGTCAAACAATACAACTACCATGCACTGTAAAAGATAAAGTATTTTTAGATTTTAATTTTGAAGAACGGGATAAAGTACATGTAGGACTTAATTCAGAGTTTAGTGAAATATTGTGGTTTTATCCATCTTCTACTGGTGGGACAGTCGTAGATAAGTATGTCGCCTATAACTATACAGAAAAAGTTTGGTATTATGGAACACTTGCAAGACAGGCATGGCTTGATAGGGGTATAAGGAACTTGCCGCAAGCAGCAGGCAATCAGTATCTCTATAACCATGAGGTAGGGTTTGATGATGATGGATCTGCTATGACATCGTTTATTGAGTCATCCTCTATCGATATAGGAGATGGTGATAAGTTTGTGTTTTTAAAACAAGTGATACCGGACATTACATTTAACGGGTCTACCAGTGTCAACCCCGATGTAGCGTTTACAATGAAATCAAGAAATAATCCGGGTGCAAACTTTAATGAAACTACACAGGCCACGGCTCAAAGGTCTGCTACAAGCCCTGTTGAACAGTTTACAGAAAAATTAAATTATCGTTTACGAGGCAGATCTTTTGCATTAAGAATTGATTCCACATCGCTGGGAACTAAGTATAAGTTGGGCACTCCCCGTGTTGATATTAGAGAGGATGGTAGACGTTAATGTTAATCACTAGTATTCCTCAGTATATTCAAGGTGTTACAAATGCAAAGTTAGATTTAACTACCACTAATTTGACTACGCTATTTACTGTTCCCAGTGATGCCGACTTCAATGCAGCCGTCGTCAACTCCATATTGGTATCTGAAGATAGTGGCAATGCAGACACAATCACAGTTCAACTTGTAAACGGTAGTGATACATTTAGTTTATTTAAGGTAAAAGCAGTAGGAGCTAATACCACAATAGAACTACTTACAAGAGATTTAATACTGCAAAGCGGTGAGATATTGAAAGTACAAGCCGCAACAGCAGATAGATTGCATGTTGTAGCCAGTATACAAGAGCTGTCAAAAACTAGAGTTACAACGAGTGCGTTGTCAAGAATATAAGATTGAACTAATAAATAAAATAAGGTAGACTTTGGAACATGGACCAAGCACTTAAACAAGAAGAGATACCATCAGGTGGTATAGCTGACTTCATTTACAGTGATGAAGAGATCAAGCTTCTTGAAGAAAAGGAGCTGCAA